AAACGCGTTGTTTGCCGCACTTGAAGAAGAGAATGGAGTTCCACAGTAACCGTCAATAGAGTTAGTTGAAACTGTACATGGAGTAGTTAAATCAACTTCCAAGTAAATCTTACCTGCTGCGTCACACACGTCATAGTAAGTACCACCGTCAGTTTTAGAACTTGGGAACGCCAAAGTTTGATTTTGACCGTATTGAACAATACCCTTACCGTATCTCTGAGTTACAACTCTGAACAAGTAGTTATTAGCTGTGTTAGCTGAAGTGTAAACGTTAGTTGACTTACCTCTGATTGTCATACCAGCCAAGAAAGTCTCAGTGTCCATAGGTTGACCGTCAGGACCGATAAGTTTACCTGCTCCGTCTGCTGCGAAACCTGACATAACCAACAATACTTTTGTAGTTGCTGAGTTGTAAGCGTAAGCCGCAGGAACCATAACATCACCTACCCACTTAACAGTTGCGTTGTCCGCAGTTACTGCAGTCCACTCACCTCTAGAGTAGTCGTAAAGACCTGGTGGGTCAAGAGCTGGTTCGTTACCTTCATAGAACTTGTCATACAAGTCTTTCTGAGTGTTAGGGTTGTAACCACTGTTTGGTGTTTGACCTGAAGAAGCGTTAGGAGCTCCGTAAGGTGCGTAGTGTTGAGCGTTTGTAGCGGTTTCAACTTCATACTCCTGAATGAAAGGTACAAAGTAGAACAACTTACCGATAGGAAGGTTCATTGCTTGTACAGAAACGATGTCGTTAGCCAAAAGTTTAGAGAATACTCTTCTTACGATTGGGAAAACTACAGTTTCGAAAGAACCTGAGTCAGCAGTTGTTGATGCTTCATTGATGAGGTGTGACGCTTGGTTTTCATATAATTGAGCGACGTTCTCTTTTAGGTGACCTTTTAAGCCTTCTAGGAACCCTAATTTGTCCCATTTGTTAATTGTGTCTTCTTTGATAACTTTCAAGTGCTTAAGACCGATGTTACCTACAAGACCTGATTCTAATAATGCTCCCATTTTAGTTTTGGTTTTTTTGTTTTTAGTTTATTTAGATTTTTGACATCAAATCTTTAATTCTTAAGAATTGTGGATTTTCGTATGTCTTTGACTCGATTAAGTTTTGTGATGAACCTGAACTCATTGAGTTGTTAACAACTTTGTCAACACTCTCATTGATGTTTTTAGTATCAACGTGACCTAACTCGTCTTTGATTGTTTTGTAGAGTTGTTTTGATTCCTTTAAAGATTCTACAGAATCAAATCTTCTCAAAATGTTTATTTTTTCTTTTTTGGTAGTAGAGTGTTCAGTGAACAATCTGGTTGCGTAAGCCAAGTTTGAATTGAAAACAGCTACTTCGTTGAGTTTTTCTCTAAATACATTTAATGCTTTTCTGTATTCTTCGTTTTTCTCTCTTAACATTTTCATTTCAGTATCAACAGATTCTACTTTAACACCGTTGTCAGTGTAATTGTAATTTCTGTTATTAGTGATACCTTTTCTCAAACCTCTACCTTCTTTAGACCCCATACCATAAGTTCTAGCAGCTTCTTTAGTTTCTTCTTTTTCGTAATCTTTGTAGTGTCCTTTCTTTTCACCAGCTTTCTTTTCAACACCGTCTACATCCTTACGTTTGTATTCGTGTTTTTTAGAACCATAGTTTTCTTCCATTTCACCTTCTTTGAATTCGAATTTAGCTTTACCAGTACCCATAGTTTTTGGACCCTCTTTTTTCTTTTCGTCGAAACCCTTTTTTGGTAATGTTTTACCGTACTTGAATTTAGGATTTCCCATTCCAACGCCCTTTGGTTTTACAGTCATTTTAGCTTCTTCGAGGTGATAGTCTTCAGAATTCATGTCTTCATCGTACTCTTCCATCATTCCATCTTCATCAGACATCTCAATTTCGTAAACAACTTCATCGTCTTCTTCTTCAGACATTTCACTGTCCATTTCTTCATCAAGTCCTAAAGCACTTAATACAGCATCTAAATCAGTGTCTTCTTCATCCAACTCTTCGTTGAATTCTTCCATTTCCTCTGATTCGTCAAGTTTTACAATGTACTCAACGTCTTCATCAGTATCTTTGATGTGTACGTCTTCACCATCTTTCTTAACGATGATACCATCTTCTTCACTCATAGATTTGAAGATTTTCAAGATTTCCTCGTCTGACGCGTTTGTTAAATCGATAGTGTCTTCCATGTCAGACATTTCCATGTCGTCCATTTCGTCAGACATTTCCATGTCGTCCATTCCGATTTCTTCCTCGTCGTTATCAGCTTCGTCGCCCATGTCAACCATGTCCAACTCGGCATCCATTTCAACCTCATCTTCAGTTTCTTGTTCTGAAAGAGATTCTTTTACTAACTGACTGATTTCTTCCTTCATAGTAGAAGCAAGTATTCCTTTTGCGTTTTCGGCAATTACTTCTTCAACATTTTTCATTTGAATCAAAGCCTCTTCAACTAAATTTTTAGTTTCTTGCATTATTTTTTTCTTAATAAATATTGCACCAAACAAAAAAATCCGTTTTTGAAGCTTTCATTAATAAAAAACTTCAAAAACGGATTAAAAAAAAAGTGGTCAAATTAGACCACTTTAATATTATTCGATAACTTCATCAATTTTACTTTCACCAACCGAAAAGATTCTCCAATCGTGTTGAAAGCCTTGATACTTCTCAGTGACCTTGGCTTCTACGTCGGTTACTGAATAACCTCTAACCAATTTCTCCTCTCGAATTTTTTTTAATCTACCTGAATTTTCGTCGGGTAACTCATAAACAATTTTTGCTACAAAGAATTTCTCATCCATAATTTAAAGTTTTTTTTATCTTCCCAAAAAATCGGATAATTTTTTCATTAAATCAACTGATTTTTCCATTCCGTGGTCTTTAATGTGTTGTTTTTTTTCTTCATCCAAGTTTTCTTCGTACTTAACCCTATCTTCAGGGTTGTTGAATAGGTATGCGCCAGGTGTTGATGGTGATGATACTAAATCAAAACAGATAAGTTCAAAGTCATCTTGAACTTCATTTTGTTCTCCAACTTTCTTTAATGAACCGACTCCACGAGAAGATACACCCATAGTAACACCTTGTCTCATTAAGTTAGCTGCAATATCACCTTTAGTGGATACAATACCTTTTTCGTGAAATCCTGGTGAAGTTAATAATTTTAATTTACCCATTAGAACATTACCATCCCACCAAATATCGGTAATTAGGTGTGAAACTCTATCCAAGTCAATAAGAGATGACTCAGGGTGATTTAATTCAGAAGTTGATAAACCTTTCTTAATTGCTGTCTTGTATTTTTCAGATTCTCTTTTTAAAATCTTTTCAGGATACACTCTACCGTTTCTATTAGGTACTCCGTACTTCTGTAATACAGCATAAAACTCAAAAGGATTTCTATAGTCCAATTCTTTTTGTTCACGAAGAATGTCAACATTTTTTGGGTCTGATGGTGATACCCATCCAGCATCCATTTCAATTAAAATACCCCTACCCGTTTCACTGGCGTTCAATATTCTATAATCTTTCATCTTATCTTTTAAATGATAAATACTAAGTTATATGAATGTTTTCTCCGATATAGGGTTTTTGGATGATGAAAATAAAAATTTAGTATTCCGTATAATACAATTTTTATAAATTTCTTTGATAATTTTTTTGACAGAATCTTTAACTATCATTGATTTGAAATCTAATTCATTTTTGGTGAATAAGTTTATTTCAAGATTCATAAAACTTTTTTTACCTACCTGAATCCCACTTGTTCTCAAATCTAAATCAACAATAAAGTTTTCTTGGAATAGTTCTCTATTTAAACTTTCATAGACAGAATGTTTTATTTCTCTACTGAGATTCCCAACAATTCTTTCCCAATTTTCATACTCATCTTTAGGTAAGACCCACGTTTGAAGGTTTATGTACAATGACTTTAAATTTTTAGAATCAACAGTACCATAAGATGTTTTCAAAGATTCATATTGATTGATTTTAATTGTTTTACCTTTTTTCATTAAGTTAAATTTCTAACTTTTATTGTCTTTTTAGAAATTATAATAGAATTTTACCAAATTACCAAATATTTCTTGTATATGTTAGTAGTCGTAGTAAAAGGTAATATTGAGAAGTCTCTTAAAGAACTTAAGGGAAAGGTAATCAAAACCAAGCAAACAAAAAAACTCCTTGAACTTAAGGAGTTTGAGAAAAAATCTGTTAGTAAGAGAAAAAAGAAATTGTCAGCCCAATACAAACAAAAGATTAGGACTCAAGAACAATAGAGTCACCAAGTTGTTTCAATCTTACATAATTGAGTTGGTCAAATTTTTCAGATTGAATCTTCTCAATCGTCTCTTTAATAGTTTTTACAACATCACTTTCTGATTCATTATCTTTCAAAGAAGATAATTTTTGAATCGTATTTTCTTTTAAAGTTTCAAATTCTTTTTCTAAATCTTCTTGATTGCCAGCAAAAACGTGGAAAACATTCTTTTTAGTGGTTTCATCTAAAGTCTCCAAATACTTTTGAATTGTTTGGTTAGCAATACTTACCATAGATTTCAATGGAATCTGTGCAACATTCTCATTAATTGTGGGTTTTGACATTAACACACCTAAAACATTTTTTTTAGATTGAATCCTTTCTTGAATGTTGATTGAGTTAAGATAAACCAAGATATCTAAATCTTTGTATTGGTTTTCAACATTACCACCTTTTTTTGGTAATTTTACATTTTCCAAAATGTATCTAATCAATGAAACACCTTCCTCCAAATATTCTTCAGCATCTTGTTTACTAAGATTTTTGGGTGTAGATAAATCATCATACAACGAATATAACTTCGAGTAAGCTTTGTTTTCTAAAATATTATGTTTGAATTCTCTAAGAGTTTTCTTAAAGTTGGCTGGATTACTGTAAGATTCCAGTAGGTTTTTTTCGATAATTGATTTAATTTCTCCGAATGTCATGTTTGCAGGGGTTATTTGGATTCATAAAT